CGCAGTGTCCTCTTTCTTTGGTCTCGCCTCTACCGAAGCGGCGTTGGCATCCATCTACTTTGCCGGGTATGACAATTCGACAATCAAGCCGGGGGCGATGTTCTTCGCGCCCTACAATGCGGCGGCGCGGTCGGCATGGCTCCAGGGCGGCAATGTGTCGAGCCTGACTCAGGCACAGTGGCAGGCGCTTACCGGACTCTCGCTAACCATCATCTTTGACGGCTACACGCGCACTGCGGCCGCAATCAACATCTCGGCTGCTGCTACTCAATCGGCAGTGGCTACGGCGATTCAGACGGCCATCAATACAGGCGCAGCCACGATTGCCACCACGACAGCGGGAACGATTGCCACCACAACGCTTACGGTGGCCGGAACCGTGACCGGGACGTTCGCGCCGGGGCAAACCCTTCTTGGAACCAGCGTCACCGCCAATTCGATCATCCTTGCGCAGTTGACCAGCACAGAGACAGATTCCCATCTCGGCGGTAAGGGAACCTACCAGCTCTCGCAGTCCAGCACGATTAGCAGCCCCGCCGCCATGACCACCACGGCAACGCCTGTCGCTGTGACATGGAACAGCACGCAAAGCTGCTTCGTCATCACCTCCGGCGCAACGGGTGTCGCGTCCACGTCCGCCTACGCAACCGGAACGCTCGCTGCGGGACTGGGCCTCACGTCGGCAACCGGCGCGATCCTCTCGCAAGGTGCGGTGGCTGACACTCCGGCCTCGGCCATGAATAACGCGGTGGCAATCACTCAGAATTGGGCAAGCTTTATTACTATGTTCGAGCCGTTGCTTGCCGACAAGATCAATTTCGCGCTCTGGAATCAGACCCAGAATGGCGGACAGAATTACGCCTATCTCGCATGGGATACTGACAATCAGGCGCTCGTACAGGGTGCTACCACGCCATTCGGGGTAGTTGCGAAGGCGGCGGCGTACAACGGTGTATGCTGCATCTCTGGCGATCCGAATATCGCAGCGTACAACGGAACTACGCTCGCAGCCATGCTGCTCAACGATGCGACGTTTATAGCAGGCGCGATTGCCTCGGTAAATTTCTCCGCAAATAACGGGCACACCGACTTCATGTTCCGCTCTCAGTCCGGATTGGTTGCCCCGGTGCGCGACGGGCAACTGGCGCTTAACCTGATCGCCAACGGCTACAACTTCTACGGCGCTCATGCGACGGCCAATCAAGAGTTCACATTCTTTCGCCCTGGGCAGATCAGCGGAAAATGGAAGTGGCTGGATTCATTCATTGAGGAGATTTGGATCAATAGCCAATTCCAACTTGCTTTGATAGAGTTGAAGATCAGCGTTGGCGCGACTGACTACAACGAGCCGGGATACGCACAGCTTCGTTCCGCGCTCATGGACCCGATCAATGCGGCTCTGTATTTTGCGGCCATCGTGACCGGCAAGGTGCTTTCTTCGGCGCAGAAAACCGCTATCAACACGGCGGCTGGTCAATCGGTGGATTCGATTATCAGTTCTCAAGGTTACTACCTGCAAATCCTTGACCCTGGGGCGTCGGCCCGCGCGGCCCGCACTTCGCCGATCATCAATTTCTGGTACGCAGGTGCCAGCGACATTCAGTTCATCAGCATGAACAGCTCAGATGTTCAATAATTCAGCGAAGAAAACGCGATAGGAGAGTAGCAAATGGCAAGGACAATCACAGCAGCGAACGTGGTAGTAACGCTCACGCAAAAAGACCTATTCCCTGTCGCGTACCAGTTCTCCGGTTACTCGGCAGATAAGGCGTGGTCAAATGCCGCCGTGAAAATGGCGGAACATATGATGGGCGTTGACGGACATCTGTCGAGAGGCTACACGCCCAACCCTGTACCGTTCACGATTTCCCTTCAGGCAGATTCGCCGGGAGTTGACATCCTGGATGCCATCATCGCAGCGACTATTGCCTCACGTTCTGCCTATCCCTTCAGTGTGGTCATCTCCGTTCCCGCCACTGGAAAATCTTACATTGGAACCAATGGCGGCATCGATGAGGTCAAGATTATTCCCGATGCCTCAAAGGTTTTGCAGGCGCAGGAATACACTTTTATGTTTGAAACACTTCTGCCAACCCTGAGTTAGTCGAGGAGCATCATGGCACGACACACTACACTGTACCCCGTCACCGATGAGGGGCGCGATAAGGGCAAGAAGTTTCTCATCACGGAGATGGATGCGGATAAGGCCGAGGCATGGGCTACGCGCATCCTTTTCGCGCTGATGAAAGCCAATGTTGAACTTCCTGAGAACTTTTCCGGCATGGGAGCGGCCGGCCTTGCCGAGCTTGGATTGAAGGCAATCGGAAGCCTCACGTGGGAAAGCGCAAAGCCGCTGCTTGACGAGATGATGGAGGGAATCGAGATTCATCCCGATCCGAAGCATCCGCAAGTCAAGCGGGCGATTATGCCGGAGGACATGGAAGAGATTACGACGCGCCTGAAAATCAGAGTCGAGGTATGGAAGCTCAACCTGGGTTTTTTGCAAGCCGTCATCCCCTCATTTTCAGCGGGGATCAAGGCGGCAATGGGAAGCATGAGCCAGCCGAATACGCAAACGTCTCCAGATGTATCGGTATCCTGATCTCCCGGCGCATGGCAACGCTGCATGAGCTTCAAACGGTCTACGGGGTACAGGATGCCTACAATATGCTGGAGATCGCAGTGGTGGACAATTACAACGCGGCACTCGCAAGGGAGTAGACCATGGCCACAGTTATCGACTCCCTAATTATCACCTTGGGCCTTGACCCGGCTCAATATGTAAAAAAGTCAAAGGAAATAGAGAAGTCCAGCAAGCAAACAGAAAAAAGCATCAAAGATGTAACTGTTGCCTCAAGAGATACTACCAAGGGATTTAACGAGGCAGCGTCCAGCGCAGCGGGTTTCCTTGCCGTGATTGGCGGATCGTTTGCGCTGAAGGCACTCATCACTGATTTCGCTACCACCAACTCCGCAATCGCCAGGTTCTCGCAAAACATCGGCCAGAGCGCGACGACGGTGTCGGCATGGGGTAACGCTGCTGAATTGGTTGGCGGCAGCGCCAGTGGCCTACAGGCTTCTATGCAAGCCCTATCTGCAACTCAATCCAACTTTGTTCTCAAGGGTGAGACGGGGATGATCCCGTTTTTCTCGCGGATGGGCGTTGCGCTCTTCGACGCGGGTATGAAGGCGCGGTCTGCCGACGCAATTTACATGGACCTTGCAAAGTCGATGGAAGAGCGCATCGGCAAGGGAACGATGAGCCGCCCGCAAGCCAACAATTATTTGCTCCAGATGGGCATGGACCAGGGTACGGTAAACCTGATTCTTGGGGGCAGCAAAGCGCTTGCTGAAGCCATTAAAAAACAGAAAGAGTACAACGCGCTCACAGCGGAGCAAGCAGCACAGGCGGTAAAACTCAACAACTCAATCATCGAACTCAAGCAGAATTTTGAGGCTTTTGGTCTCGTTATTATCGGCGAAGCGCAACCGATTCTCGACTTTATGAACAAGTTTGCGGATTGGCTGAACAAGTCCGATACCTCAACAAAGAATCTCGTCCTGGGATTTGGGGCGCTTGGAACTGTTCTGACCACCGTCGGGGCAAGTAAGATCGGGCTGTCGCTTCTTGGGCGCGGCTTGGGCCTAGGCGCGGGAGCAGCGGCAGCAGAGGGCGCTGGAGTAGCGGCGGCTGGTGCCGGGGCTGGGGCAATGGTTGGAGTAGTGGTTCCCCTTGCGGTCGCGGCCGGACTCGCATACATCGCATCAAGTCATGATGCTGCTGATACGGTCAGGAAAATTCTCGGAATGCCGGAAAAAGTCGAGCCAGGTAAATGGGGTGATTGGATAACTGAAAATTGGATGCCTCACAGGGAAGTAAAAGCGCTTCATCCAGGCCCATCGGGACCATCTTTCATGTCAGATAGTAATTTTATGGGACGTATGCACGGTGGCGGAAAAACGTCGGCAACCAAAGAATACATGATGAACTATCTGGCCGAGAGAGGACTTCCAAAGAAAGACGCTGCTGCAATCTCCGCGAATCTTTGGCTTGAAAGCGCGGGTAAATCGAATCAACCTCAGATTGGTGGTGGCGAAGGATACGGGCTGGCTCAATGGGGCAATAAAAGGCAGGCTGACTTCAAAGCATGGTCAGGACGTGACATTCATGGATCAAGCGTAGATGAACAATTGAATTTTGTAATCTTTGAACTTACGAAAGGAAAATTAAAGGCGGTCGGAGATGAACTCAAGAATCATCCGACAGCATACGGTACTAGCGCAGTTGTTTCGCGCTATTACGAATCTCCGGCGAATGCTGATGTGAATGCAGCTCAGCGCGGCGCATTGGCTCAACTTATGCTCGGAGTACCCGGCGCGTCCGCGAA